TTTCCCGTCGCAATGTTCTTTTCGTATATACTTACACTTCGGGCCTACATCTAGTACTTCACACCAGCTTGTAGTTTGAACTGCTGATTCTGGCATATAAAGCAATATCTCATCATTAGCTCCGCGCAGATGGTCTGTTATAGCCTTGTTTACAAGAACGTAGTTACCAAGCGGCAGCATTTCCTTAATAGCCGGTGTATTTGTCATATAATGGCCTCTTATTATTTTGCGTATTACTCTCTTCGTCTAAACTGTCAACATAATTATATCCATCGATATATCGCGGACGATCTATAATGGCATACCTAAAGGCGTCCATATCGTGGTCATCTACCGCTCTAGGACGCTCTGCTAACCGTGTTCCCCCGTCCTTACCCTTACGCACTACCGGAGTGTTAATATAATGCTCTATATGCTTAATAAATACTGATAGCGTTCTAAAAAAGAAAATCCTCGGCTTTCCGGGTTTGCCGGTATGTGGATGTATCTTATTAAAGTCGGGCTTTAGCCATTCCTTCACGATAGGAATTGTAGCCTCTGTTGTTTCCCCAGATGCAGGCCGAACATATAGTCCATTAAGCTGATATAGTCGCCCTATAGTCAGTGATGAATTAGGCTGCTTGCTGGCGAATGTCCTGCTATCTAATACAGTCTTAACGAACTTCGTTTTCTGCACCTCTTCGTAGCACTCGACTATTTCACTATTCCTAGTGTCTGATATTCGTCCATTACGTTGTCTAACATTCCCTGACTTCGTAATTATATCTAACGCACTCTCCGATACTAGGGCGTTATGCCTATAATACATATCATAGAAATATACATCTCCTATTTCATTCACTGCATAGTATAGACACGCAGTAGGGTTTACTCTTCCCCAATCCATGCTTCTATATCTAGTCCAGTTAGGCGGTATGTCGAATGGGTCCACAAGGTGTATAGCCCTATCCCACTCATCATATACCAACCCACCGGTTTCATGCCATTCTCCGTATAACCTGGCTCGACCTTCTTTGCGTGACTTCTCGTCATGGTTCTTAATCGGTTCTTCTACCCACTTCCTAAATGCGGCCTTCTTCTGTATTTCTGGATAAATCCAATCTGGAACGTCGTCCAGTAGCGAACAGTTGTAGAACTCGATCGAATGACCCTTTGTAGTATTGCCTAGTGCCATATCATGCACAAACGTCCCGGCTCCGGTCTCTGCGCGTCCTTCTACCTTATGAGGAGTTAAACTGAATACATGCCTTCCATTACGAGTTCTTAACCGCTCATCTGCTCCATCAAACTTAGCCTCTTCCGGTTGCTCATCCCACATGAACCTATCAATGGCCTGCGATTCATACGGCGTCTGGCTCATGCTGTAGTACATCATCCATAAATTAAGATGTTTGGTTTGTATTCTAGGGCTATCCTTCCAGTTGATCGGCCTTCCGCCCTTACCCCTTATACCATATTCTTCCAGATACTTTACTGGAGTCCACTTGCGAATGATCTGAGGCCATATCGTACTCTTTAAGTTTACAAGCTCATAGGTAGCTACAGCTGTAACGTATCCATCTGATGGCGGAGCAAATGGCCTAAACTTTACCCCATGTTCTGTAAAGAGTTTCCACGTAGGATCGCATGGTATAATATCAAGTAACAGGTCTATCCACGCACAAGTACTTTTCCCAGTACGATTCGGGGCTACCATGCCGCTTATGGTATAGTTCTTATCATTCAGAAACGCTAGCTGGCCTTTTCCATTAGGACAATAGAACTGTAGCGGATTCTCTTCCTGCTCTTTCTTTAGCGTAACAAAATGCTCACGCATAGCCCTATTATTCTTCAACCATGACTTCGCATAACTTAGTATGGTTCTTCCCAAGAACAAGGTTTCTCTATTAACCCTGTCCTTGACGTATCTCATTAGATACGACTCCTCACCCGTTTCTGGAAAATCTCCAAGGTACTGTGTGTATGTAAGCTCCTGACACCCATCCTCTGTGAAGAAGAAGTAAGTCCAGTCGCTCGGGCCTTTCCAACTAATCATTATCTTCTTCTGCTTTCTTTAGTCTCTCTAGTTGTCTGCCAAGCTCTAAGCAGTCCAGTTCCCACCCATATTTCTTATCCTGCTTTTTAGCGTTAATAAGGGCTATGATCTCCTCTTTGCTTAATCTACCCATACGACACTCGTAATAGCGGACTGGTTCCATAACGTGATCTCCTCCGTATTTAGTGCTGCGACGCGCTGTAGCTCCTCTAACCACCCTTCTACCCACGTCCTAGAGATTGTGCCCATACATTTGTTGTAGATTTTCTGTCTTACTAACCATGACTCCATTTCTGGATGATGCTTTCTAAACCATATTCCCATCTCCAGCGGATTCTTGTGCCAAATGTTAATATGACAGTGATAGCAATTACACATTATATTCGATGGATGTAGAGCTAGTCGTCCATCTGCGCTGCGAGGAATGATGTGAGACGCATGACAGTTACTTCCACTTACCGTCTTGCCACAAATCCAGCATGTATTAGAGTCACGTTTCTTGGCTATCTCGGACGCTAATGCTAGTGCGTCCTTCCTCAACTTCCCCGTGGACTTCTTTACCGGCTTCTTGTTTTTTACTGGTTTCTTTTTTGCTCTTATCATCAAATACTCCCTTGTTGAAAAAGTGCCTGCACATCTCCCACGCATCCTTTGCAATGCGCTTATCCAATGCTTCACGCTTAGCAGTAAGAGCCTTGGTAGGATACGTCCTCCACCATGAATTGAATAATTCTAGGCTAAAGATCAACCGTCTATCTACCCTTGCTGTCTTTAAGTGAACCGGCGGCCTGTCTGGTATTTTTATATCTTCAACTGAGATGGGAGTATATACTGGGTCTTCGCCACGAACCTTCGCCTCGACTGTCCTTACGGTCCATCCCTCTGCATCTGCCAACTCCAGGATAGCTCCCCTATCTTCTGGCTGCAATGAAGCTACAGCCCTATAGTGAAATGGGCTTAGATTGCTATACTTCCTCTCGGATAACTTATACTTCGTAGCTAACCAGACGCAGTTGGTTAAATACTGTAGGCTGTATCCAGTTAAATCTACAGCCTGCTCGTACTTGTTCGGAAAGAACTTCTCTCCAGCAATGATCATATCGCCTAGCCACCATGTCAGATGGCTACGCGATAATTGAGCAATTAGGTTAAACTCCTTGAACTTCTCCATATACTCGTCATAGAGAACCTTTGGGTTAACTATAACACCATACGGAAGAACAGTTATGTTCTTTGTAGGATCAAGGGCTTTAGCTTCTTGCGGAATGATCATAATTGCCTAAAAGGGAACGTCATCACTTACCGTTTCGGAAGCTGCCGCCTGATTCGATTCATCCTCGAACTTCAACGACATGAACTTAATCCCTGACTTTCCTTCGTTAATCCATGCAGCAATACGCAGACTCTCCCCGCCAATAAGGCATTTTCCAGTATAGTCTGGAGCCCTCTCGCTAGTCTTTTTATTGTTCTTGAATAATACCCCGCTCAAATCACGTTCTTCATAAGCCATAACATACTCCTTTTTTTTGTTTTATTATACGAACCGGCGGATGGGCTTGCCCGGCTTCTCCTCAATTACTCCGCTAATCAATACCCTAGCTGCTACGAATGTTACGTCTTTCTCTCCGCTAAGGTTCTCTAGCATCCACGCCTTCACCTGAGCCGTTTTTGTCATGCCAACGGGCGGTCGTGTATCAGCCAGCGTAATTACAACACCCTTATCTGTAGACTTCATCTGAAATATAGCTATCTCACGCGTTACTCTCGTTTTCTTCCCATATGCTACTTTGTCTTCGCTCATATTACTCCCTTCACTCTTCCTCTTCTTGAGGTTTGTTCTTTGTTTTCTTCAACCCTTCTAGCGCACTATCCACATCCCTATCGGATATGACATTGTTCACTAAAAGCTCCTTACGCATCGTAATCAAGTCCTTCGCTATTCTCAACCGCTGAATAGGCGATAGGTCCAACAAGTTCTGCACTGTAACCGATTCCAATACCTTCATGCAAACTGCATCAATCTGGGCACTCATGAACATGGTTCGAGCATTGACGCTTTCCGTCGTAAAGAATGCCTCTATGCTGTCCGGTATCTTGACATCCCTTACCGATAGCTTCTTGACCTTACTTCGCGTCATGGACAACCCTTCGCTTCATTGTCATCCCTTACGGTGCAGTCGCTTCTGCTGCAATCAAGTCGATAACCAAATGGCGTAGCTCTACCTATCCCGTCCATCAAACCCTTTAGATAGTCTACTTCTCGGCGCATTAACGTCAACTCGTATTGGATCAATCGCATTTGTTTGGTCTTCACTACCATAACAACCTCCTGCCTTAATCAGCGTAAGTCCTTGCCTGACTGCGAGCGTATAAAAACTAAGCTCCCTAATTCACCTTCAACACCCTATGCCTATATGCTTTTCCCAAAATACTGTCAACATAAATCTCTCCACAATCTCTCCACAAGATTCATACCAACAACTTTAGCGAGGCTGGCCGAGCGTCTCGACGGTTCCCCCACTCGATGGACCGCTTGAACCTTCGGCAAGCTCTCATCTCGAAAGTGTGTTTTAACTGCCCATCTCGTAAGGGAAGAAACCCTTTTATTCTTTCTTTTATATTTTTCTTTCTTGTTATAGGAAGATGGGTTTCTTTTCTCACTCTCTATGTACTATCTATACCCTGTGTTTATATATTATCTACCCTGTGTTATATCTTAACCAACTGTACTATATATATAGCCGGATTCTGTACTTCCGCATTTCTACCACCTATCCTCCACTTCCCACACTACCCCTCCGCTAATCTACACCCCCGTACACCCCCCTCCCCTACAGTGCCTCTAAAACACGTTCTAAGCCCCATAGAAGACGTTCTGTGCATTTACCCATATAAAGACCTAGCTCAATCTTCCTCCCCCTTCTACGCACATCTAACACCCCTTCCCGATCTTTCGTGTTATGCGACGTTGTACTAACCCACCCAAATAATCTCCCCAAGGTGATACTAAAGTACTACTTCATCACATCAATGCCAATAAACCCCACTCAACTCAATCAACACAAACCCACCAAGCTAAAATCAAGCTAACACAATCTCAATAATACCGCCCTTAGCTTAGTCTTTCCCAATAATATCAACCCACTAGCCATCCCAGGTTTAGGGCGATTCTCATAGTGTACGGCGATGTTTCCCTACTAACACCCCTAATGGCCGGAGGGGGCAAGGGGACCCCGTGGCACCCCGGCGGTGACGTTAGCACTGACACTGCCTCTCCCGTCGGCGAACATCCATGCTGTTGCGGTGCAAGCGGTTGGGTGTGCAGCTTACCTTCGGCCTGCCAAGTTATAGCAAGGCTCACGTCCTGGGAGCGGCTCTCGCAGATGAGGGCGTCGCTAAATACGTGCTGCGGTTGGGTGTGCAAATATTTAGGGGGGGTGGTGGTGTCCGGAGGGGTGTGTATTTATGAGGCACTATATAGTATTAACAATAGCCTAGAAGGGATGAATACCATGAAAACAGCAAAGACAACAATCGCCAAGGCAACTACTTGCTATCATATACGCAACTTGCGATTGAGAGCGCGTATCCGTTCTGTCGTTACAGTACTGAACCAATAGGTATGGCATTTGAAGATGCTGAACGCATAATAGACAATCTCACGCGCACAACGCGCCTGTACACTAACCAGCGGCAATGCCGCAAAGGAGAATAAGACCATGAATACAGAAAGAATGTATCTCAATCCCTGTAAATACGTTCTTTCTGGCACCTCTCCACTGTGGAGAGATTGCTAAAAGAGAGAATGCAGGCGTGGTACTGGATAACCACGAATGACGGAAACACCAGTTGGAGGAAATGAGATGAACATGAAACTGAAACAGAAACACGGAGCTCTAATCGTCGTTGCCATCGGTTGCCCACATCCGTCTGACTGGGAGGCGCTCGATGCCGCAGGATGCCTTGAGAGCAAGTAAGCAATTACGCTTCTTTCGGCTAATGGCTGCAATCGTGCATAGAGGCACCTAGAAGGGGTTTGGCGCTATTAGGCAGGTCTATATATGCCTTTAGTGCAATAATCGCTCCTAGACACCTTAAAACGTGTTCTATGGCATAACATGAGGAGGGTAAGATATGATTGAAGACTTTACTATATGGCTGATAAAGCTGACCGGGAAGGCTTATACGGCCTTCATAATCACCCTGGCTATTATGGCAGGGATTGGAACGGGACTGAAAGTCATGGGCCTGCAAAAACAGCGAAGGGAGCATTATGAACAAGAAGTTGTGGAGAAAGTTTATTGCAATGAGGAAATTGAATACTTGCGCGATTGAGGTTGCGCTACACCATGAAAGGAGAACGAAATGAGCAAAGAAAATCTGTGCGTATTGCTTTATGGAAGAGTTACGGCATCGCTTCTAAGGGAGTTGGAGGATGTGATGGAAGAGCAGATGGTCTGCTATGATTACGAAGGTTAGAACTAAAATAAATCGGCTATTGAACCAGCTTATTATGGCGGGTTTTTTGTTAGCCTAAAAGGAGCAAAGCATGAGCAGTTTAAAGCAGGTTTTGATGGACCGTGATGGGATGTCGGAAGAGGAAGCAGACAAGGAAATTGCAGCAGCTTCGCGGGAGCTGAGGCAGGGAATAGAAGAAGGTCAAGATACGGAATACTTCTGCGAGGAGTATTTCGGCTTAGAGCCGGATTATCTGTTCGAGCTGATATAAACAAAGGAGAGGCTAATGAGGACTAAAATCACATTAGGATGGCTTAGCTCTGAAAAGTGTCCATTACTCCGTTTGCGAGGACGTTGGCTTAAAGAATTGTTCTCTATAGGGGACAGGCTGGAAGTCCGAATCGTTGGAGAAACAATAGTAATTAGTAAAGGAGAAATATGAATAAACCAAATGTGCCAAGTGTACCGGAGATAGAAGCCGTTATCTCATATTACACGGACAAGCAACTAGACGAACTATCTTTCATTGTCTGGGTAGAAAGATGTGAACGAGCAATGAAGCAAAACAAAGGAGTAGGTAATGGATAAAGAAAAGCAGATTCAAGAACTAGAGCGTCAAACGGATATGATTCAACGCTTGTCCTCATTGAGGAAAGGGTTGGATGAGCGGATCGCAGCGTCGCTTCTTGAGCCATATACCACAGAGAAGTTTCCCCATTATGCGTATGTTTATTATACGATGTGCGCTATCGCCGGGGAAACAGGACTTGGAAAAGACTATGCTATATCGGATATGAATCAGCATTTAGAGCAGGCATTGAAGAATGCAATATATGCGCTGATAATTAAAATATAAAGGAGAGCCATGATACATGAAAACAGCCTCGCTGCATGGGACGAGCTAAAGCCATCAGCTAGAAAGAAAGTAATATATGAAGCCTATGGATCGGCGACTCTCACT